AGTGTAATACAGGGTTCGAAATAGACCACGGTTTACGGCTGCTCGGTTCAAAATCACAGAATCTTCTTGGTTATAACCTCCATAAATACCAATTGCAACCATAATCATATCTCCAGACGGCATATCGTGAGTCTTTAGAACGTTCATCATGCGTGTTTCGACAAGCGGACGCATTGGTGAGCATAGAATGTAACCATTCTTGTCAAGACGCTTTGAGTAGTTTCTCGCGAAAATACCCATTGCCTGCTTCCCCATAGCCGACTGGTATGTGTTACGAGGAGACTGGTTGTGATCTGAGAATGGGATGCTAGATGCCATGTGTCCCAGAATTAGTGTGGGATGAATTTCACAGTGCGTATGTGTCGAGTTCACGTCTGCGGGTGTCATTGCAACTCGAATTACGTCTGTCTCGCCAGGGTCAATATATTCAACGCAGGTCTTTACCCACTCATTCCATTCTGTCTTATTTTCAGGAGCAGGCAGGATAGATCCTTTCTGAACTCTGAACAGCGGACGAACAATTCGGCCACCGTCGGATTCAATAGTTAGAGTATGTCGCAGAACGTTCCATACGATTGACGTATGAGGATGTAGCTGAAAGTTTTGCTTTGAATTACGAAGATGGTTGTTAACTGCAGATGGATCGGTAGTATATGCCACAATTACCCCATTTACAACAATCATCGTTCCTGTGTGACACGTTGTAACATCCTTTACCCATTCGATGCTCTCAACCTGCTTGAGAACATTCATAATCACCGACGATGGAGTATGCTGTGTGATTGAAGTCAGCATAGACATAGATTTTACGATACCAACTGAATGGCCTTCTGGAGTCTCTACTGGGCAGACAAACCCCCAAGATGACCCGTGCAACTTTCGGGGCGCAAGAAGCTTGCCCGACTTCTCAACTGGAGTTTGAATTCGGCGCAAATGGCTGAGTGTAGCAGAATATGACAGTCTGTTCAATACCTGCGAAACGCCAACTTTAGTTGCGTTGGACATCGACGCGGAACTAGATGTTCCAAGTCCCTGGACAGTGAAGTTACCCGTCGCAAGAGCTTGTTTCAGCTTGCCTTCGATTGTTGACACTTTCAAGATCTTGTAAAGATTGTTTACATTTAGAATTTCAAGAGGACGAGGTAGCTCACCTTTTTTCCAAGTATCATTATTGACTTCGTGAACAAACTTGCTGCGAATATCCTTTGATACTTTTTGGAATAGCTGCCGAAACAGATGTGTCAGTAGAGCGCCAGTTGTGACAACTCGCTTGTTTGGGTAGGCATCACGATCGTCAATGTTAGAATACCCCTGTTCAGTCATAATTAGACGACGAACCATCCAGGATGTCAGTGCCATTTTGCGTGCCTCCAGAACTTTTAGAGAAGATACATCGCCGCCAAACTTGACGTGAGGAAGATACTCTGTCTCCAAAAGACTGCGGACATACGCTTTCTTATCTTCTGATGCAGTGCCATACTGCAGATGATGGGTCAAATACTCAATGGCATCTTCGCGCGTGTATACCTTTGCATCAGAACACTCTTTGAAAGAGGCACTTAGCATTTCGATATGTTTCTCGTCTGCGTCGTCCCCCCAAATTAGCTTAACAATTGCTTCGTCTGATTCTACACCGAATGCTCGGAACATTACCATCAGTGGAATATCCTCTCGAAATCGAGGAACACATGTGGTTAGAGGATATCCAAATCCGTTGAACTTTGTATTCATCCGAATTTCAAGCTTTTTAGGAGGAGTTGTAAAAGACTCGTGAAGTGATTTCATCTCGGCCGAATAAGTGAACTTTGCGGATGTTTTTTTGTTAAAGAATACCATGATACGGTTATCTGCAACTTTCTCCTGGCAGAGAATCGTGCGCTCAGATCCGTGAATAAGGAAATACCCAAATGGATCATACGGGCACTCGCCAATCTCTTCTTTCGTCATCGGGTAATCCTTCATAATACAGAGCGAAGACCCAAGCATAACAGGAATCTTTCCTAGTGAAACGCCTTCAAATACCTTAACTTGCTCATCGTAGCTATCTAGCTTCTCACCCTTGTATGTGCGAGCCACAAACCGAACATCGCAGAACATTTGAGCCGCGTATGTGAAATTTCGCATACGGGCCTCCTGGGGGAACATAGGCTTGATTCGCCCAGTAGCCTCTTGAATTCGCGGCTTCATGTAAGTAATGTTTTCGAATGATAAACGAAGCTCATATTTGTATTTTTTTGTGGTTTCATCCTGCTCATGCCACACAACAATAGGTGCAGTAGACGATACGATGAGAGGAAGTTTATTGCGAATGAAATCCTCGAATGACTCGATCTGGTGCTCGACTAGCTTTGAGACGCCCTGCGCTTGAAAATATGTTGAAATTGAGTCCCAGTCCATGGTAATACTTTAAGACCCATTGTCCGTAAATCTATTCTTGATTCGTTTTTAATAGAGATGAGTCAGTTAAAAATAACAAAAGTAGATGAAGATGAAAAAGTCACACCAGCTCCAGTCGCAGCTGGAGTCCGTAAGACTGTAAGGACGTTCCCGCGAGGTATTCTGAAATCTTCAAAAACAAAGATGATATTGAAGGGAACTACTGATCCTGCAAAATCACCGCCTATCAAGAAATCTATGAAGAAGCATACTATACGATTACTAACAGACAAAGGAGCGCGCCATCATCGAAAAACTATTAAGCGTCGTGTTTCAAAAATGTCAGATGAAAAGGTGAAATCGATTGTTTTGAAGTCTGGTATTTTAAAGAATGCAAATACGCCAGTTTCCATGATGCGAGAAATGTTAGAAGGCGGGATGATCGCCGGATTCATTTCAACACAATAAATAACTAGAAATGACAAGTCGTTGGGGCCCAATGGGTTGGATGACTTTACATTCAATATCTGTATGTTATCCAGAAATAGCTAGCAATGAAGATCGGCAAATTATATCTAGATTTTTAGACAGATTTGCAGAGTGTATTACATGTCCGACTTGTAAGTCGCATTTCGTATCTATTTACGGGACATACCGTAGCATGTATCCCGATTGGGCAAATAGTCGATTTAATTTATTTGTAATGATGTGTCGATTACATAATACTGTAAATAAACGATTAGATAAACCAAGCCCTGCCACAGTTGCTGAAAGTATTCAAACCCTGAAAGCTGCTACGAAAATAACAAGTCCTGCTGTCTTTCGATCAAACTATATACAGTATGTAATGCAAAATTGGTCTTACCATCCAACTGGTGAAGGATTTGTGGCAGCCGGTGCGGCTCGTGAAATGCGCAGACTTAATGTTGAATATTTCACTCCCAGAGAAGTATCTTATGATTCGCTAAATTTTCCAGAAGCCGATCTTCTTCGAACAGTTCCCGAGAATACAGAGCATTACAGAGTTGGTAATGGAATACCGAGTTACTCTTCTAATATAAAAACTGGTGGGTTTAGATTCAGAGGAGGGAGATTGACGTTTGTTCGTAATTAGGATTCCATGGAAGAGAAATTCTAGGTTTCATTTCCCAATCGTGGCGTTTCATCCAAGGATTTCTAGTTTCAGAATGGAGCTCATCTGCAAACAGAACTCTACGCTTAGACTTACGTAAAGACGATTCTGGCATAATGAACTGAAGTTGATTATTGATAGTAAAATTGAGAGGAGATTTTTCAACAGAAGTAGTTTCATCGAATTTTAAAATATCAGAAATCAGAGGGGCATCTGCGTAAGGGTATACCCATCCCCAGTTAATTGGCTCACTATTTGCAAAGTAATGGGTGGTCCATTGAAATGTTTTCCAAAATGCTTCTACAACAGGACGCATATTGGTAACTCCATCTAAATTATGAAGTCCGTATTTCCTAGAAACTAGCGAAGGCGTCTTGCCCAAAATAGTTCGTTCTTCTGGACGTTTACGAATAGCAATTCTTTGTTTGAATATCTCCATCTCTTTCGAGCCAGCATATTTTAGGAATTGAAGTCTTCCAGATGATGTTGTCAAATCTGGATTTCCAGAAAGTTCGTAAAATTCGAGCGCACGTTGATAGCCGTCTTCCCGCAGAGAAAACATCCCTAAGTTTGGCATAAAATCATTCCCAAAACAGAGAATTGAAAGTGCCATATATTGATCAATTGGCAGAGGTAGTTGTGCCAAGAGACTTTGAATATTCATAGTAGCAAATTCTGCTTCCTTGAGCTTTGGATCGTTGAATTCAGCAGATTCTCTAAGCAGATACATGTTATTGCAGAGAGTTGAATGCTGTAGGCAAATAAGAATAAGATCAGCATCTAGGCCGTAAATACATACACTTCGCCTTGCAGATTCGGGAAGTTTGCCAATTTCCAGTATGAGTTTGTGTTCTCCTTCTCCTGGAATTGTAGTTCCGCTTAGAAATGCGTAGGGAAAGCGAGCCTTCAAAGCTTGCTCTAGCTCACGCATATAAGGTGTATCTGGGGAAATTTGATTACGATCAAATGGACCACTTCCCTCTTCTTTTGTTCGCATACGACGATATCGCTGTTGAACAATTTTTGCATATGGAACAAGCCCATCTAATGCAACAATTACTTGTTTAGCCCGGCAAACGTGTTTCAGAATATACTCAAACGCGTCTACCACCGATTTTACAGGGTCTTCATCTTTCAAATATCGATGAATTAAACAATTAAAATCAACACCTAATACATCAACTTCGATAGGGGCATTCTTTTTTACAGACTCTACAATACGTTTGTGTGATTTAACAAGACTCGCAAAGTAGAAGGGAATACCCATGTTTAAACTTCAATATGAATTCTCCTTTTAAACAGTAAATGATGTGGTTAGTAGTTGTATTAGCTGTTTTAAGTGCTGCGTTCTATGCTTATTCTATCGCAGGAACTGTGAAAGTCTCACCTAAGGCGGGCTGTTCATCATGCCCTAAGAAAGAAGTATCATTCACGTAATAAATGAGCTGCAGTATGCCAATGTCCGGCGGGTTTATTCCTGATGAAGATTTGCCTCAAGGCGGACGTAAGATTACACGCCGAGGTAGAAAAACAATTCGTATAACTGCTAAACGTATTCTTGATCGAGGCGCGCCTGGAAACTGGCAGGCCATCCATGGTCCAGGTATCGGAGAAATGAAAGAAGGATTGTTGACTAAGGTAGGCTACTCTGCAAAAAAGGGAAAAACTGCTCGTCATCGTGCGATCCGCAAGGCCGTGCGCGAATATGGGCCATTATCAACGTTTCGTAAACTGAACGCGGTCTCAGTCTATACAAAAAGAACATCCAAAGGGAAAAGTCGAACGTTGAAAGCCGACCGAAACTGGGTGAAAAAAACCTTTATGAAAGATTAAAAGATGTGGATTAAGCTGTTACTCTCTGCCCTAGTTTTCGCTGCCTTTGTTCCCGGTGTCCTTGTTACGCTCCCCCCGGGTGGCAGCCGCACGACCGTGCTCGCGGTCCACGCCGGTCTATTCGCTGTTCTCCACCACTTTGTGCTGAAGACGCTTTTGCCACTTGTTAGTGGTATGTAAAAACCTTTAGCTTAAATATAAATGGACCTCATTAGCAGCATCCTTTCTGCCCTCCTGTTTGCCGCATTCGTTCCCGGTGTATTAGTAACGATTCCGTCAAAGGGTAGTAAGGCTACTATTCTGGTTGTTCATGCTGTTTTGTTCGCGGTTGTTGTTTCGCTAGTAATGCAGTATTACTGGACCAATATTCGCGGTGTAGTTGAAGCTATGGGAAATTATGGTGTTACCTGCCCGAATGGATATGTGATGACCGGTGATCAGCGCTGTGAGCCAGTAGGACATGCGACATCTGATGCCACCACGGGATTTAAGTCTTCTTAAAAGACAAATGCAGTTGTGGGTTAATGTTTTGATGAAGGCACTTATTTTTATGCTTTTAGTGCCAGGTGTTCATTTAACTATTCCGCCAGGAGCGTCTCTGCGGGAACAGGCTCTCATTCATGGAGCTGTATTCGCAGTTGTTAATCACCTAGCATACAACTATCTGCTTCCTATGCTAGAGCGTTTTGAAAACCCAGACAGTCGTGTAAAGCAGCCATGCCCGCCTGGATATGATATGTGTCCTTCAGGCGACTGTCGCTTAGCTTCTGATGTCCACAGTCCTTGCAATTGATAAAAAATGGATGTTATTGTTTTTATGCTATGTTACCGCAACAAAATGATTCAAATCCTATCAACCACCGAGTTTATGCCAGGAACACGACGCCGTAGAATTTATATGTATGAAGATGAAGATATTGTTATGACAGATGAGGTAATTTATGAAAGTGAAGAAGAAGCATCTGAGCGAGAAGATGCTGAGCTTGACGCACTTCTTGAAATATTTGATGATACGTAACTAGTCTTTGCTGCTTCTAAAAGTTTAATAGCATCTTTTAACTCTCGAACTGCTGAATCTATCGAGCGTTCTGTGAGAAAATATGACTGTGCTCTGATTAGATGATCTGGGACCTCTTTTAAGTGTATCTGTGCCCTACAAATAAATGTCCCAAAAAATACTTTGCTCATGCCTTACAAAAAGAAAGTTTTTCCATGAAAACGGATTGTGCCGGGACAAGTAGGAGTATGTTACCACAACAAAATGCTCTGGACCAAGATTATTAACCTTCTAACTGCTCCTTCGTGCAACGAGCACCAGTTTGATTTGTCTGCGATGAATAACTCGGTTGTCAAGATGTATGAGAACCCTCAAATCTTGACATGGGAGGACGTTGAGACCTATTATGAAATGGAGCCGTGCGAGCATGATGCTATTTGGACTCTGACAAGCATGAAGGATGCTGATTATGAGAATCCTCTATACGATATTCTCGAGGAGGAAGAGGAAGAGGAAGAGGAAGATGAACTGACGGATGATGACATTGAGTATGCCGAGCATGTAACCGACCACGATTACTAACTAACTAAAAAGAAACAACACACTAATTAAAAAAATAAAGAAAAGAGTTTTTCATTGAAAATGGAACACAAATTTGGAACGTGGTAATTTACAACTATGCAAGAGACTGGAACTAAACGGAATACAATAGACCAATTTTATACGAACCCGTGTATCGCAAAGATTTGTGTTGATCTGTTGAAGTCACACACCGATTCAAATGTATGGATAGAGCCTTCTGCTGGAACAGGGTCTTTCTTGCAACATGTTCCTGATGCAGTCGCATACGATATTGATCCAAAATATCCGGGGATTATTCAACAAGATTTCTTAACAACTGATCTTCCAGAAGAGTGTGTTATATTTGGAAATCCGCCATTTGGTCGTCAAAGTTCTATGGCTAAAAAGTTTATTCGCCACGCATGCTCTAAAGCCGCCTTTGTAGCATTCATTCTTCCCAAATCATTCATGAAACCTAGCATGCAAGTCTGCTTTCCCCTGCAATATCACCTGATTGATACATTTTCTATTCCTCCAAACTCGTTTATTCTGAATGGAAACGCGTATGATGTTCCATGTATCTTTCAAGTTTGGAAACGACAAAATGAGCTGAGAATACTTGATACTAAAACACAGCCAGTCGGGTTTCAGTTCGTTAAAAAAACAGAGCCCCACAATTTAGTTATTCGTCGAGTTGGTGTTAATGCAGGTATGTGTTCATTGCCGAATGATCAATCGATTCAAAGCCATTACTTTATAAAAATTGACGATCTAGTTGATATTGATTATATCATGCAAGAATCAAAAACTTGGACAATCGTAGAAAACACAGTAGGTCCAAAAAGTTTATCTAAATCTGAAATTTGTATTTTACTAAACCCGTGCATTTCTCTTGCGAATAGCAGAGTCGTATGATGAGTTAATAGTGACTCCGCGAATAGTCGGGTCTGTCGAAATATATCTTAGTAGATCAGTATGTTTCTTTATATTTGAAATCGAGCACTGCAACCTTCTCTGGGCATCAGAATCTACTTTTGGGTTAAATCGAATAATACCACTTTTTCGATTTAACTCATCTTTCTTTTGATGAAGCTCGCGTTTTGTATCCAGATCAACTTTGCCGCATGGAATCTTGCGAATATATGTCATATACTCTTGAATATCATCAATTGTCAAATCTCCAAATAGAAGTGTTTTATCGTCCAGAGAAATTTCAAACACTTCAGTTATAAGTTTTTTGTCAGAGTCTTGTTTCAATTTGACTATGATACAAGTATGTATCTCTGATTCTGGATAAAGAAATATGCGGCGAGGACATCCCATGCATAAAGACCCATTTCCGGTAATAGTTTTGATAGAAATGTTTTCTTTTGGGTTATAGACATTATTACGCTTGTCTATATCATGAATATCTGTGTATTTGCCCTTTTCTGTAACTCCAAATACTTTTGTTCGGATCTCATTTTCGATCAGGAATCCGTGTCGTTGGCTTTCCATGGTATGTTTGATGTTAGCAGATGTATACTTCACAAATCCATTTTTAAACAGTATTCCGTTAGGACGCATGTCTTATCTGCTTAAAGTATAAAAGTGTGAATGATAGGAGGCCATACACATTCTTTGAGAATAAATCTAAAATATTATACATTGAGTTTTTGGATGCAAATGGTAGAAGTGCAGAAACACCATATGCACCCCATACGATGAAAATGAAGTAGTAAAAAGTTAAAGAAAGCGATGTGAACTTTGCGTATTCTGAATATAGCAAGTTGAATATATAAGTAAATGGTATAAATCCAAGTGTAACTCCAAGATTTGTATCGATGAATGAAAGTTCAGAAGCAAGCCCAAATCCTAACATAGTTGCATTAGCTGCTATAATTTTTAGTATGTTACTGGATTCCTCTTGAATAGATTCAAACAACCGTATATTTCTATTTGGGTCTCTTAGATATTTAAATAGTATAATAAATCCTATTAACATAACTGGAGTTGTAATAAACCAATCTAGATAACGATGGCTGGTGATATTCCGATGTAACTTGTTCGAAAATATCAGATACACTAGATACAAATAGAACACGAATTCGATAGATTGCACTAATAATTCCATAGTCAAAATATCTTTGATGATGAGATCTTTTGATGGAACCTCGAAGAATAACCCGGTTGCCTCAATGACGCTGGTGATAAATTGTAGAATAACGCTTAATAATACCGTAAATTTTACGTTATCCATATTATGTTAGATCCGAGTTTAAACACTTTGGACAAATTCCCACCGTAAATAATCACAAATCTTTTTCCAAATTTGATCATGCTGAATAAGTCTGTCGCGAGACTTTAGTAATGGAAAATATACTTTATACTCATCGAGTTCTAATAGCTCAAAAAACTTGAATAAGATATACGAATATGACAAAAAATTCGTCCTGTCATCTGGACAGTAAAGCAAGAAAGGAGCTTGAATTTCTTGGAACATTGCTCGGACCTTTTCTTCGATTTCAGGCGTAATTGTTGGCGGAGGGTTGCCATTTAGCCTAGAGAGAATGTGTGTTGCGTGTTCGTAATACTTTGATCGATTCAGTTTCTTGAGTATTTCTCGCATATCTTTTTCCGTCAATTCTGCCACGTTTTGAATTCGTCGCTTCTTGATCTCGCAAATAACTTCGTGCATTATTTCGTCTGGAATAATCGTTGATTCTTTTGCCTGGAATTGGTTCAAAATTTCATTCAAGTGATTGATCTTTTTGTATGCGTAATTATTGCGCTCCTTTGGTGGATCGCGAAATGATGGAAAATCTGAAACGACGAGCATATATTCCTCTGATCCGCATGTCGGACACACTAAAATTCCATCATCAAGTTCTTCACGCGAAATATTGCATCGTTCACAATGTTCAGTTAATGCTTTTTGTTCAGCAGATTCATTGCCAGTGTTTAATTTCATACGGCCAGCATATTCTTCAAAAAGCTGTTTCTTCGAATTACTTCCAGAATCAGCTGAGGCTGTAGACGTTGCAATCAAATATTTCACAAATGTATTTTGATCAGCAGGGGTTGCGGTAATCACAGATGCCTTCTCTGCAACTCCGTAGTATTTTAGCATGATATCTGCATTCTTCAAATAGTAGTCTTTTAAAGGATCTGCTTGATCTAGTCTCTCTTGAATTTCACGAGATTCTTTCATTAGTCGAGATACTTGCAAAATATCAGCTAGCTCGCTGGAACCTTCAAGACTGTTTATTTCACGTTGGTTATCTATAATTCTCTGATTCAGCTCATAGGTTGATAATGCTGTTTCGCGAATATTAGAAATCATTCCTTGATGAAGAGAATCTAACGTTCCAGTGACGATTTCTTGCTTATTTCGAGATGTAGTATCACGAAACTTTTTTATGCGAAAGACGTTGTCCATATTGATTGATTCAATTACGTGCGTGAAAATACGAAATAGAGAATCAAAAGTCCTGCGACAATAGTTGGAATTCCAGATGCCGAATTCATGTTTGAGAATGACTCAATAGGTGCTTTACACTGTGAAATATCAACTGCCTGACATTCATTTGCGTCAAAATCAGGACTCAGCGATGTAGTCAAGAATCCAGCTCCAGCTCCTGATGTTACGTTACACTTATAGCATTCGCATGCAGGGGTTCCGTCGCTTGTAAGTGCTGAAAACATGTAAAGTGGATTTAAGCCTTCAATGTCTCCTACAATCCCTGGAATTAGTCCGTTGAAATCTGCTCCAATTTCAGACATACTTGCTGGCATCAAGTCAGCTCCAGACGCTTTATTATTGATATAATTCATACGTGGCTGTGTAGAGCCGTCCGAAGCAGTGCACACTCCACCAGTGTTTACGAAATACTGATTTCCTAGTGGAGGATTGCCTGTGATTAATGTTTGAACATATGAGTTTATCGCACTTGCATTTGTGCTCAGTTGGTCAAATGTTCCGCCGCTCCCAACTCCGAGAGATGATGGGCCCGGTAAATTATCGGCATAACTGTATGCTGGTCCGAGCAAATCTGTCTGAACTTTTGATGGATTCTTTTCAATATCCGACCACAATGGGTTGCTTCCCAAGTTTGCCATTGTTCTTATGACAAGTTTTTGATGTATTGTCTTGCTTGGATCATATATGATGGATTTGTAAGAGCACACGGCCTCTGTTTTACTATTGATCTTACTGCCAAATCAAACTCATATCTAAATTTTTTGCAAATATAGATAAGTGTTAAGAATCCACTTCTATTGATTCCACACTGGCAATGAACATATATTTTCGTCGCATCTCGACTTCTTAAGAAACTATTCATAACAAATTCAAATTGAGGATACCATCTAGTAATATCTTCATCTAAACTATCAACTGCATATAAACATTCATAATTTTCAGGAAACTTAGATGAAAACCATGATGGACTATCTTCGGGAAAAGCGCAGTTTATAACATGTGTAATGCCATACTTTTTAACAAATTCAGGCGTTAATGTCTCTCCGGCTCCAAACAGAATTAGAGGGTGGACGCTTGCAACCGGGTCTTTCTGCCATCCTTGGGAGTTGCGTCGGTATCCCAATAACGAATCTGCCATTATTGATCTATAGTAAAATGCTTGAAAACGAAACTGTTTTATGTAAGAAGTATTGTCGTAAACAAACACCATGGATTACATGAACGTTCACAATACTGAGTTTCATACGGCAACAATTAGGAGGCGGAACAAGATCATCGCCACAGCTAGGAATAAGATTGGAACTCGTAGCAATGGATGCGGATGGGATGATCAAAGTTTACATGCGGAACGTGCAGTCGTGAAGGCTCTTGGTGATACTTCACAACTGAACGGTTGTACGCTAGAAGTCATTCGAATTAGCAAACATGGTAATATTCGAAACTCAGAGCCATGCCGCAACTGCAAGGCATTTCTACATAAGTGCATGCGCGAATATGGTTTGCGGAAGGTAATTTATTCGTCTGACAATGAGGACGAAGATGCGAGAACTATTATGGTTTAAATATCAAAAAAGAGCACTACCGAGAGTTCCAAACACATACCCAACTGCTACCGCAACTCCTCCAAGAATGGCAGCACCCATATATGATGGAACACCTCCAGACGTATACGTGTTAGGAATATACTGCAGAATTAGAGATCGAGGAGTTGACAACGAAATCAAAATAGCACCCAAGAAAAATCCAAAATAAAGCATCAAGTTTTTTATTGCATACCGGACCGTGCTGAATGTTTGTGACTGGTTATAAGAAGGCTGAGGCTTCTGGGCAGACGTGTTCATTGGGCTAATGAAAGGATCGCCTCCTCCAGTAACAATTGGAGAAAAGGTTGTTGACTGTGGCAAACTAGGATTCTGAACCGGTCCCGATCCAAGAAGCTCGCTTAAATCAGTTGCACCGTCTGCCATTTATTTAGAAGGCAGGATTTCGCATTGAGTATCCTCCGCATGATACCGAAAACACTTATCGCCTTGGCGAACCGGCTTATTTACAATATCGGACAACGGCATTGATAAAGTAGGAATTACTAAAATAGGTCTATGAAAGAGCATCACAATAACTCCAAGTCCAATGATGAACGAAAGAAGAGGGGCTGCTTTTTCATTGCGAAAAATTTGAATAACCTTTGCTAGCATCATTTGTTCTGTGACGCGATGAAATTAAGAGATGTCGCATCACTCGAGCAAGGAATCTCTTCGGTTCTGAATCGAACACATCCAGAAGGCGTTTTGAAAACACTTTTATCATTCGGCAACGGTAAATGCATTTCCTTGCGAACCGGCGGAACAAATACAGAGACGATTAAAAGTCCGGTTAGAGATCCTACGAATATCCAAAGCGGAGATAGCATACTGCTTACTTATTAGTATGGGATAAAGTCTAAAAATACATACGGGGCGGTTATTATCTGAGAAGCATTTCCTGCTTGGGCAGCATCATATTCTAACATAAATGCTGCTCCTGGAAATCCAGATCGAAGTAATATTGGGTCCGATTCAGTTACTCCTAAATTTACAGATCCATTAGCTACATTTCCAAAAAAAAGTCCAATGTATCTTAATGCACCTGAATCTACCACACGGGCCTGGATTGGCGGAGTAAGGGTTAATGTCAAATGAAAATCAGAATCTACTCCAGCCTGTAACGAATACGTGACTCCGTTAATAGGGTTAGTTGAAAGATATGATGAGAATAGATTGTTTAGAATGCCAATACATATTTCACGGCTATACCTTGGTAGTCCAATAAAGCTACCTGTTCCTTGCCGTCCCCAGTTACTTGCAAGAAGTTGCGAATCAAAAAATGCTCCAAAGTATGTGTATTGTCTATTTACGGAATTATAAGTGTAATAACTGTTGGGTGGCAAATCTGTATTCACAACAAAAAAGAATGTGCTTTGATTTATCCCTAAAGCGAGTTGCTGAAAAAACGATAAAACAACACTGGCCGGAGGTGTTTCTACACAGCTTAATTCATTAAAAGATGGGATACTACATTTACTTAATATATAATTATTTGTTGTAAAATTTGGGGACAATCCAACACTTGCCTGAATCGGATTATTGGTTAGTCCAACCCTTCCTGGATATTGAACCTTGTTATTTCGTCCTTCTGTTTGGACACGTATGCGGTTTGTATATCCCTGCGCACTCATTTACTTTCTTGCGCGGCAGGAATTCTCAAAACTGGCCGGTATACTACAACTGGTCTAGTATTTGTAGATGGCGGTAGTTGTTTCAAATCTTCAAAACGCTGTCGCGCTTGTTCGATTGGTAAATCCTTGTATAGTATCTCCAGTTTCAATTGCAGGAGTCTGTCCATATTCTGTTGTGGGAACATTTCTTACCGCATTATTCCACGTTCTTGCCTCGAACTTAACTTTTTGAAGTTCTGGAGGGGTCGCAGTTCCATAGCTGTAATACAAAAAGAACGCAAACGACCCTAAAACAGATACCAAAATAACAACGTTGAACCACCACGAAAAAATTGAATCTCGAACTGACTTAACCCAAAGAAGATTATTCTCAATTTGGGGTAAGTTATCTTTTACTAAATGAAACATCTGTGTAAAAACACAAGAAGAACAAATGGCGTCTTTAACCACAGTATATTTGATATCTTTGGTTCTTTCAAGCTTATCTGCGGTCGGATCTACGATTATGGTGAACCGATTTTTTCCAGAAACACCTTTGCCAGCTGAGTCTCCGCAAAACATTGAACAAACTGAACCTCCAGTTTCTGAAGAAGTTTCTCTACCTGCGGAGTAACCGATTCGTGTGTGCAAATAGATACGTTCTTTATTCTAGTTGCTAACAAAAGCCGAATACATTCATATTGCTCAATCGGCTTCAGCTTATTCATGCAAATTGTGATCGGCACATCATTATACATAAGATGTTCACGTATCAGGTCCATTATTGCTGTATGGCAGAAACGGTGAAAATACATCACCTTCTTCAACCAATTGTTGTCGGTCATCATCATATTCAATATGTAAAACCTTTGGATGATACGGGTGGGGGTCTTCTGTAAATATAGTATGCATGACTTGAATTGGTCCCAATTCTTTGATATTTCGTATTGTATCTGTGACATCTGCTGACTTAGACTCCGAAAACCACAGGGCTTTTCTTACATTTGGGAAGCCCTGTGGGTGCTCAACTGGCGGTTTAAAAAAGTGAATTTTGCCAGCGTATGATTCTGTAAGAAGTAGCGTTCCAGTATTCCAATTATGTCCTATACAAGGTATTGCAGAATATGAATGTTTGTGAAAGATTTCAATCGCAGTTACATCGTTCGGATTTTTACATAACATATGTAAATAAATATGTTCATCGCTAGCCCAAAATAGAGAATTATCTCTAAAATGCTGAAACGAACTATTATACAGCTGTTTAAATTTAGCCCAAGCAGCTTTATTTCCGAGTATCATCCCACCAACAATATATGATCTTTGAGAACATTTTTCATCTGAAATACCACGATCATATATATTCTTTATGATAGCTCTTCTCAATGTAAAACAAATTGAATCTTTTATGATATTGCCGAATTTAATCGTAGGATAGGTTTTTATAACGCGATATAAATTTGTATTCGTAAAGGTATCTTGAATAAGTCCAATATCAGTCCAGACATAATACGTATAGTTTGGAAATAATTTAATTGCTCGGTTTACAAAGTTATATTTTTCATGATACAACTTTATAAGAGCCGGACTTAAACCTGCTTTACCTACAGTGTTCTCATATAATTTTACCTGAATATTATACTCACCGTCGGATACAAGCATGTTTGATTCCCATTCTTTGATAGGTAAGATAATTGGAAATATTCTATCTAATTTTGGAATAAAGCCTAAACAGTCTTCGGTTGTAAAAATCACTATAAAACAGTTTGATGATTCAATAAACTTGTTCATACAATGAACATATTTTTCAAATGAACGTTTTGAGTTCAAGTTATACAGCGCAGATACAACTAGCGATTTCATTAATTAAAATGAGCTCAGCTTCTGCGTATATGGGTTCTGTTTGTGCGCATCTAGAATGGATGGGTGATTTCTGCTAACGAGAACATCCTGCTGCAGAGGCTCATTGTAGCGGTAAGAACCCATATGTTCTGACCCAGGAGTGACAATGTTCCGAGGCACATTGAAGCGAGACGCATCGGACAAAACAGTTTCATCCTTCTTTGTCTGGGCTGAGTATGTGTCTGCGCCGATAGAGTAACCAGTTCCCTGGGCTCCAGCAGGGCCAGGTCGCCCTTCAGCGGTCAAGCGCATAAACTCTTCAAAAGGCTCAGTGAACGCTCGAATATAAGATGTAAAAATAGCATTTCCTCCTGCTGCTCCCATATATTCGCCTTCAGTTGTTTCACGAGCCTGCGTCTTCATGGGCTGCTCAGAATAGATGCGAGGTGCAGTTTGTGCGCCCACCGCCGTATTCGCACGATCCATTCCAAGAACAACAAATCTGTCTGGCTTATTCTTGTTAACATCTGCCTGAATACCTGGCATAGTAACATGGTTTGCTCCTGGGATTACTGGAGGCTCGTAAGATAGTTTGGGGTTTGTATCAATTCGCAATTCATCTGTTGTCTTGGGAAGCATATAGTCATGCAACTGATCCTGCTGGAACCCGCCCTTTGGAATATTCGTATACCCATCGTTTGCTCCCGGGCCGACCTGAACCTGCTCAATCGGGAAAACGTTTTTCATGTTCTGACCAGATACCATACGTGACTGCTCAAAGTCAGTCTCTACTGGGTTGCCGAAAGGATTTCCACTGCCAGGTTTGGCATCAAAGAATGACTTAACTTCTCGCTTCTGAAAATATTCCTTGCCAGCTCCAGTGTGGGTATCTAAGATTCCATTTGTAGCCCCAGAATACATGCTTTGAGTCACACGAGCACCGAAGAACGGGACTTCATTATTGTGTCCTGCATTTTCTTGGCTGTGAATAATTTCATCTTGAATTGTTTCAGTAGGACGCGGCATCATAGGATGGCGCGATACGAATGATTCTTTTTGCTGGTCGACTGCGAGCATATACCCGACAGCTCCTAGCCCGAGTAAAAGTGCTAGCTCAATCATCTTTGTATTTGATGCTTACTTTTTCTTGTCTAGTCTTGCG